GCCCATCCTACTAAATTATTATAGTTCTCTTGACCTCCTACTAAACCATGTATCTGTCTTACGTCTTCTTCATTAAACTCTCTTTTAACTGGTGGATTATTTTTTGCCCTTGCTTGCATTGCCATCTTAGCAACTTCAACAGGGTCCATACTTTTTAACTTGTCAAAAGTTTCTTTAGTAAGTTTGTTGTTAGTACCTTCTTCCCATAGTTGATCTAAAAGATCACTCGTTTCTTTTTGATCTTTTTGATTTTTAGGTTCTGATTTCTCTGAAACTGGCTCAGATTTTTCGCCTAATTTTTTTTCGAGTTCTTTATATGCTGCCTCTAAATCTTTAGGATCTTTATATTTACCTGCTAGAAGCTGTTCTTGTTCAACTTCCATTTTCTCTCCAACTTCTAGAGAGTCTTGTTCATCTTCATTAAGAACCTCAGTATTTTGAGGCTCTTCATAACTAAGTGTTTGTTGTTCTTCCGTCATGCTTGTTGTTCAGGTGGTGTAGGTGATGCTCCTAATTGTTCTGCTAATGCAGGGTTTTTAGATGGGTCCATCATAGGAGCTTTCATCATAGCAGTTTGTTGTTCTGCTTGTTGTTGCTGCATAGCCATTTGCTGTGCTTGTTGTTGCTCAGCTTGTAGCTCTTGCATTGATCTAACTAAATTTAACACATCAATACCTGATGCTGCAGCCAATCGTTTAATAACTTCCTCTGGATTAATAAACTTTTGTATAGACTCTGGTCCCATTGTCTGAGCAATAACTTGTAGGAACTGCCCTAAGCTCTCTCTATCCTGACCACGACCTAGTGCATTAACACCAGCTACGATGGTAGGTTTAACAATGTCCTTTGGTAAACGTGGTATCTTTCCAGACTTTTGGAATTGATTAAGTATTCTATTTAGATATGGTAGTAAGAACTCTGTAGTTAATAGTGAGAATAAACCACCTAACTGTTGCTCCAACTCCATCTGTGTGAGGCGTACCTCTTCAGCTGTAGTGCGTTCACTTTGTCTGACCTGCATTACTAAGAACGCATCGTTAAGTCTACGTTCTAGCTGCATCATCATTTCAAATGCTGTTCTGAAGTCAGCTGTCTTACCTACCTGTACAACTCCAATGTCATCAGGTCGTCCTTGTACAATAGCACCGTTTCCTGCGTTTGCAAGGGTACTGGGTTTCGTTGTACTAGAAGGTGAAACTGTAAACACAACTTTCGCTGCAGCTGCTGACCCTTCCACTAAGGCTTGGGACAGTGCGTCTAATGATTTTAAGTCGCCAATAAATTGACCGACTCTTCCCCGTCCGTAATCCTCTCCATCTACTGAGTTAAATCTCAATGGAATCCAAGGTGTTACATCAACAGGGGATTTCCCGTAGGATTTTTCTAATATTTTACCATGTACTTCCTGATGCCAGACGTATCTGTTGTTGTCTCGTGTGATGTGGGTGTAGATATCGCACTCCTCAACACTATCATCAGAGCCATCAACTACTGTGTCGTACTGTTGTAGTACATCCTCTGGTAGCTGGTCTTCTATTAACTTTTTAGCAATAGTTTCTTTCGTGATTATTTCGATCACATTGCCGTCACCATCTCGTTCTACAACGTAGCGGTTAAGCGGATAAACTTTCAGACCATCCTTACCCATAAAGATAAGTGCATTACCTGCTACTACAAGATGTAGAAGAGCTTCATGCACGATAACACGATCATTGGAGGATGCTATAGCCTCCAAGATAGTGCGTTCAATCTTTGCAAAAGATAAGTCTAGTTCTGATTTAACCTGTGGACCAAATTCCTGACCAAGTTGACTTTCATCTACCTGCAACTTGAAAAAGCTGGTTTGTACAGGGAGCATAGCTTGCATAAGTTTTGCTGCTAATGTCACTGCACCTTTTGCCCCAACTGATTGCCAAGGTGTAGGAAGATGTCTCATCCCCTTGGTGTATTGATCCTTTAAGATTAAATATGGAAGAGTTAATTCTGACGCTTGTTCTGCTTCGTCTAGAAACTGGGTACGTTCGCTTGATAAATAATCATACCTAGTTTTTGCTGTCATTTTATTTAAGTTGCGTTAACTGTTGATGTAGTTGCACCTGTTCCAAAGTTATCTTTAAACCATGAACCCATGCCTTGTAGTTGATCCAATGGATTGTAGGCAGACATTACACCACCTGGATTTAGACCACCGTAACCATACTGACTGCCGCCACCATAGCCACCACGTCCACCACCCATGACAGACATAAGCATCATAAACTTCATAAAGTCATCCATGCCACTACCTTTGTTTTGGTTTTGTTTAGCCCACCATGCATCTAAGTCAGCTACAGTTAAACCACCTGGAGTAGTAGTACCTCCACCATCACTACCTCCACCAGTCTGATCTTTAATGGTATTCGCAATTGCGTTCTTAGTAACGTTACTGTCATACCCTGTGTACGTACGATCTAGACCAACATCAGCATTAAGAGCTTGTAAATCACCCATTAAACTTTGTGTTGCACGTTCACCGCCGATACCAGCGTCATACTTACCTATCCAAGCTGGTCTATCGAGTGTATAAGATTTGTCATTAAATGCATTTGCATTAATTTGTGCGTCAAGAGATAGGTTTGGGTTTACCCCACCAACCCACCTTTCAGTAGTGTTGATACCTGCAGCGAGGTCGTCAGCCTTTCTTTTTGCGTACTGCTGGCCTTCATGTGACCATCCGAGGTGCCCTCCTAAATCCTCTGCCTTTAAAGTACCAGCTTTAATTTGATCACCCCAATATTTATGTCCTTCTGAAGCTGCATCACCTCCTAAAAATTCGTTATA